TTATGCTGAACTTAAGGATGGAGAAATTCTTAAAGAAAGAATAGAAATGGTACAGATGATGGACGAATATATTGGTATGTTCTGGTCTAAAGACTGGATACGCCGTAATATTCTGAAGTTAAATGATGATGATATCAAACAAATTGAGAAGGATAATAAGAAAGATCCATTAAAACCAGATGATATTAACGTCGATGTAGCTAATTCAGCTATATAAACTTATTGTATACCTAACGTAATACAAAAAGTATACTGGAAATAAATAATTTTATAAATAAGATAAAGAGAGACTATGAGTACAAGAAATTTAATTGATAATATAAAAAAGGGCGACGCAATGAAGAGTAATAATGCTTTTAATAGCATTATGCATGATAAACTCCTTGATGCGTTGGATAATCATAAACAAGAAGTTGCTTCAACGATGTATGGAGCATCAAATGACGCTCCAGTTGCAGAGGAACCTGCGGTGGAGACACCGGAAGGAGAGGTAACAACAGATGAAAACGTTTAAAGATTCATTTAATGCAGTATTAGAAGCTAAATTAAAGCTCCCTAAAGGTGAGAAAGTAGCCAAGGAATATAATAAACTTGGAAGAAAGAAGAAGACATCAGCAGTCATTACAGATAAATTTAATTTGTATATTGACGGTATAAAGATGGATAGTCATAAATCTTTAAAAGCTGCAGAAATAGCCTTAAAAGATTTCATAAATTTAATGGGAGCTTAAATGAAACTAATTGCGGAATATACAAACACCCAACTTGGATATTCAATCCAAGAAGGAAAAAATGGTAAAAAGAATACCGTATTAGAAGGTATCTTTATGCAAGCTGAGAATAAGAATAAAAATGGTAGAGTTTATACCAGAGAAGTTCTTACTCAAGCTGTTGATAAATTTGTCAACGAACAAGTAATTACAGGCCGAGCGGTGGGAGAATTGAATCACCCCGAGGGTCCATCCATTAATTTGGATAAAGTTTCTCACAGAATTACCGAACTCAAGTGGGACGGTAATAATGTGATGGGAAAAGCACTTATATTAGATACCCCTATGGGTAAGATCGTAAAGGGTCTTGTCGAAGGTGGTGTCCAACTAGGAGTGTCAAGTCGTGGTATGGGAAGTTTGGAAATGAAAGATGGTGCCAATTATGTTAGGGATGACTTCATGCTTAACACTATTGATATCGTTCAAGACCCATCTGCACCTAATGCATTTGTTAATGGCATTATGGAAGGTGTTAGTTGGGAATCGGACGGGCATGGTCATTTCACCCAAACAATTGAAGAAGGTGAGACAGAAGTGAAAGAGTCTAAAGAGTGTTTCTCGGAAGAGCAACAATCAGCAGGCTTCGAGCATTTCCTCTCTAAACTATAATCTCTAAAGGAGAAAACAATGTCTGAAGTAAAAAAAGACGAAGTTGTTGAGGAAACTGTAGACGAGGTTATTGTTGAGGATACGCAAGTAGAAGCTGAGGAATATGATATTCCAGAGGCACCTCTAACAGCAGCTCGTACAGCATCAGCAATTAAAGCTTCTTTGACAGAAATGTCTAAAGAAGATCTTGACGAAATCTTTGAAGCAGCAGAAAAGGCTAAAGCGAAAGCAGAAGCTAAGAAAGCTGACGTAGAAGAGGACGAAGAAGAAGACAGTGTTGACGAAACAGTAGATGGCGAAGGCGACCTTAAAGGTGGTAAAACATCAGCTAAAGATAACAAAGCTACTCCGGGTAATACAAAGAAAAAGAAAAAAGCGGATGATGGTAATGAAGTCGAAGGCATTCCTGAGAAAAAAGGAAAATTTAAGGAAGACGTAGAAGCTTTAATTAAAGACGAAGATACATTATCTGAAGGCTTTAAAGAAAAGGCTGCCACTATTTTTGAAACTGCACTAGCTTCTAAAGTTAATGCTGAAACTGCAAAATTAGAAGAGCAATATGCTTCTGATCTAGCAGGTGAAGTTGAGGCTATTAAAGAAGATTTGGTTGATAAGGTTGACGGCTACTTAACATATGTAGTTGAAAACTGGATGAAAGACAATGAGGTTGCAATTGAGCATTCTCTTAAGTCTGAAATCACAGAATCATTTATTTCTTCACTAGGTACACTATTTAAAGAGCATCACATCAATGTTCCTGACGATGCGGGAGATATTTTAGATTCCCTATCTGAAGAAGCTAAAGATGCTAAAGCTCAATTAAATGATGCTACTGAAAAAGCTATTGAATTGTCAGAAAAAGTAAAATCTTTCGAAAGAAAGGAAATAGTTAGTGAAGCATGTGAAGGGTTAACTGCAACTGAAACTGCAAAAGTAACTGAATTGTCAGAAGCTATTGAAGCTGATGATAACGAAGCTTTTGCTGCTAAAGTAGCTACAATTAAGGAATCTTACCTTAATAAAGATGCCGCGGTAGAGACATCAGAAGTTGATGGCATTACTGAGGATTCACAAGAAGAAAAACCAGCTGTTTCTGCTCAAATGCAGAAATACTTGGACGCAATGGCGCGAACTTAATCCCATTTATAGGAGAATATAAAAATGGAAATTAATCAACAAATGCTACAGGAAAAATGGGCTCCTGTCCTTGATTCAGAAGCTAACGGTGGTCAGATAAAAGACGCGCACAAGCGTGCAGTTACTGCTGTTGTTCTTGAAAACATGGAAAAGGCACAAGCACAAGAAAGTGCACAAATAAACGAGGTAGCGGCCAACGCTTCCCACGCACCGGCAGGTTCAAATGTCGATGGTTGGGACCCTGTCCTCATTTCATTAGTTAGACGTGCTACTCCAGCACTTCTTGCATTCGATTTAGTTGGCGTACAGCCAATGACTGGTCCTACTGGTCTAATCTTTGCAATGAAGAGCAAGTATAGCACACAAGGCGGTACTGAAGCGTTATTCGACGAAGCAGATACTGGATTCTCGGGTACAGCAAATGCATCAGAACTTGATACAAATAACCCATTTGCTGGTGATACAGCTACTGTAGGCGGCGCAGCTGCTCCAGTAGACGATGACGATACAGTTGATGACTATACTCCAGGTGAGGGTCTATCTACGGGTGCTGCTGAAGCGTTAGGTAACACTGGTAATGCATTTGCCGAAATGGCTTTCTCAATTGATAAGACTTCCGTGACTGCAAAGTCTCGTGCTCTTAAAGCTCAATACACAATTGAATTAGCTCAAGACCTTAAAGCGGTACATGGTTTATCTGCGGAAACTGAACTTGCGAATATCCTTTCAACTGAAATTCTAGCTGAAATGAATCGTGAAATCATCCGTAACATTAACCTTAAGTCTGTAACATCTACACTTGCTTCTGGTGAGTTCGATGCTACTGATGCTGCTGATACAGGTGGTGCAAGATGGTTAGTTGAAAGAATCAAAGGTATGGTATTTGCTATGGAAAAAGAAGCAAACACTATTGCTACTTCAACTCGTCGTGGTAAAGGTAACTGGGCGCTTGTTTCACATGGCGTTGCAGCTGCATTAAATGCTGCTGGTATGATGGACACAACTTTGGGTCTATCTGGTCCTAGCAACTTTGATTCAGATGCTACTGGTTCATTAATGGCTGGTACTATGACTGGCGGTATGAAAGTTTATATCGATCCATATGCAGCAGTAGATTATTACACTATCGGTTATAAGGGTTCTAATCCTTATGATGCTGGTATGTTCTATTGCCCATACGTTCCATTAAGCATGATGAAGACTATTGGCGAAAATGACTTCCAACCAAAAATTGGATTCAAAACTCGTTACGGTCTTGCTGACAATCCATTTGTCACAGCTGGTGCTGGAGCAAACGTATACTACAGAAAACGTAAGGTTGTAAACCTATAATTTTCTAATATACATCTAAACGGGGCGAAAGCCCCGTTTTTTTTTGTATAAATAACTATATGCCAAACTTTTTAAATCCATCATCGTTCGTTTTAACATTAGATACCCAAGCGTATTCTGGTGCAGAGTGGACTATTCAAACAATGATGCTTCCAGATGTATCTGTTGATGGTGCACCATTAACTTATAAAGATATTGATGTAAGTAGAGCTGGAGATAAAATGAAATTTGGTACATTTGAAATATCATATCTTATTGATGAAGACCTATTAAATTATAAAGAAATTTTTGATTGGTTAAAATCACTTGTAGAAACAAAACATGTAACATCAACAAGTTC